CATTCTTCTTGATAAGTCCTTCCTGCGCATTGGCTGCTGGGGTTACTTCCTCTTTCTTCTCCTCTTTCTTGGAGTTAGCAGCTGGTTTTACTTCTTCCTCCTTCGGCATCAACTTTTCAAGTTGTCCTTCACTTAAGGTCGAAAGCCATTCGCGATCCTCCTCAGTGAACTTGGTTGCTTGATTCTCAATCAAGGCATCCACGTTGCAAGTGCAATCCTTATTGTTCTTCAGTTTACGTTCCATTTGTTTGTTTGTTTTATTTGAAAAATTATTACGAGTAAGTTTCATCACAGGGAAGGTCACTTCTTTCCTCACTTGTACGGGGTCACCATCAAACTCTACCTGGCCATCATTGATCTTATAGTTCTGTTGGTAAAACGTTTCGGATTGAGAATTGGTTCCCATTACACGGTACACAAATTTGCCATCGAACAAGTCTTCCAGGTAATGGTACTTCTGACCATTATCCATAGCGTTTAACTTGGTTTGGATAGACTGCATTATTTCGCGGTATCCTTTTTCATTATCTGTGATCTTATTAGCAATAAAATCAGCGATGTACTTATCTTTATCAGGTTTTATCATTTTATTATGATTTTGGTTATTTCTTATTCCACAACCATCATCCCAACTACAAGCACCCTGAGCACCAGGTAACAAAGCCAAATGATCAGGGCGTAAATTAGTAGCAGCGGCCCTGTACCGTTCTCCATTAAATTCACCTGGAACGTTGACTTCCTCAGAAAACACACCAACGCTCACGTCTAATGCTTTTTGTTCTATGATGTACTCGTAGGTCTCGAGTGACACGTCTTTTAATGTACTGATGTTAATCCACGCTTCGGCTTTGAGTTTATCCCCATCCATTGTAGCGTGGTAAATGTACCCTACAATACCGTCGGCATGCTCTGGTAAATTTGCTGAAGTGTAAACTCCATTTAATTGTGGATGTTGAATTGTGACAGGAATACCATTCCAAGAAGGAGTGATTCTACCTAACTCCTCAGCCGTATAGAGCAAAGGACCTAGACTGCCGTGATGTACTCCTTCTACCATCATGACAACAGGCAATACCCAATGTTCCTCACCGCGTAAGGTTTCAGTCCGTATCTGGTATTCGTTTACCAGTAGGGAGTAAATATCGATGGATGACGTGTTTTTCTTACTCATTGTCACTTTCAATTTTTAAATGTAATATTTTTTTTGACTTAACAACAATTTAGGTAAAAATATTTTTCCACCCTATTTGCCGTTTTTCACAAACGGAACCCATATACAACGGCATCTAGGGTGGATTGGTATAATCCCTCTCGCCTCTTCAAGTGTGCGCACGTCCCTATTATAACTGTTGCAACGAGAACACACTCTGGCATCACCTGCGGTGATAAATTCAGCCATTACAGTGACTCCTTCCACTCCCCAGTTTTTAAACTCTTGTAACTGTGCCTCCGCGTGGGCTCGTATTATCTCCGTTCTAGCAAGCAAGTCAGCCTTACTCTCAGGGGATGGTCCTTTTGCATTAGTAAGTATTGTTGGCTTCCCTAAAATGGCACGGTCAATTCTTTTGGCAATTTCCCTTGAGTTTGCCCCCGAGGCCAAGGCATCCAATAATTCCCTAGATGCAATTTTTACCGTCTCATCAGTGATCCCTTTTAATTCGTTGTAGGCTCGTGCGTATAAGAGAGTTAGTCTCTCTAAGTGTCGTGGGTCCGAAAACGTGTCTACTAATGGGGGTGGGGTAAATTTACCGTTCCGCATTTGGGCTCTTGCTCTAAGCACACCCCTTTGGTACGCATCTTTAATGTATTGATGGAACCAAGAGTGCCTGGCGTTCGGGTCTGTTTGATCGAGGACTTCATTGGTTACTTGTGTCTCTAACCATTTCATAAAGGAATTAACCTTGTCTGAGGGATTGTTGTATGCAAAACGCCTTTCCAAAATAGCATCATCTACAACACCTCTCCAAATAACCAAACACAAACGGGTAAAGCGTTTTTTCAACTCCTTTGCAAAAGAGTTCCTCAAGGCAGTAGTCCTTGAGGGGTCACGTTGTTTAAGTGCTCGGTATGTAATTATTCCTGACATTAATCCTCTTCTGGGTCTTCTTGTTTAGACTTTGGATTTTTATTACCTGATCTATCAGAGTTCTCGGGATCTTGAATTCCCTCATTCCTCTTCCTTTCCAATTCTTCCTCTATTGCTTCCTCATCAAGTAACTGTAAGGCTTCAACAATTTGTTCCTCATTCATTCCCAAGATGTACTTGAACACCAATTTAGGAGCAAGTATCTCACTTGACATCGCACTGGTAGAATAAGCGTTTAATGCGTCCGCCCTTTGTTTACCTATGGCTGCCTTATCCTTTTCATTGAGGGCAAAGATATCTTCCCACATGACGTCATACTCCTCAAACTTTGGTAAAAGCTCATGTTCCATACACTTGTCAATAAATGGACGGAACATATCCACTTCTGCGAACTCTTCCTGCCTACTCTTAATAAGTGAAAGCCACTGGTCTTGGTCTTGAACAGAAGACAACTCACCTCGCTCACTTCCCACAAGAATACGTTTTGGAATCCCTGTCCGTCCGGAAATGGCTTGGAACTGGATGTCTAAGTGGTTTAAAGGATCCGCCACCTGTTGTTCCAAGGCTTTAATATCCACACCGCGTGCAGTAATAAAACGCCTCAAGTCATGTTCATACTTGTCAAGTTCAGAATATAACGCCTCCTTGGCAGTGTCATCCAATTCATAGTCCTCTTTCTCGGTAGCCGTGTAACCAGGACGAGCACCACGCCAAAACATTTCCGCATCACCACCAAGTATCTTCTCAATGTCAATCAATCTGTTTATAATTGACTTCAAATATGGTTCTCCTACGGTCTCATTGGTGAGGCTATTCGCTACAAAGTGTAAAACACGAGAATGATGTACGGTTATTTCCGAAAGGCTCGTTGGGGTTAATTTTGTGTTGACTCCTGAGGATGTCAAGGACTGTACCGATCCAACTTTAATTTTGTAGAACTTGGGTTGTCCGTACCTTGGATTTGCCGTGTTCTCTTCAAAAACGTCAAAGGACACTTCCGATTCAGCAATTGGTCTCAGGTAAAGTAACTTCTTCTTACCATTGGCCGGTGTTTTAAAGTCCTCTGGTTTCTTTACATCATCGAACCCAAAGAGTAGCAAACTGTAATTACCGAGGTGACACAATTTATCCGCCCTGTTTAACCTTTTCTTGGCTTTGAACTGATTATTAAGTTTTGTCCAGGCTTTGGCAAGAGTAGATTCCTCTTTGACTTTCCCTTCCTCAACAACCATTAAATTTCCAGACCATGTTTTATCAATGGGTCTGTCTATAACGGCCCTTGCGATTTCATTACGAACATACTTCTTGTAATAATAATCAAAGGTGAGGTCGGTTTCCTCTGGATAACCCAATGACTCATAAAGTTTCCGTTTGTCCTTATATGAGTACCCCATTCTGTTAGCCAAGCCATTACGTGATAAAACATCCGTAATGACCTGCATGAGAACTTGTGGCTCCATGTTTGGTTTCGTTGTTCTTCTTTTCATACTTTATCTTTTAGTCGGTTATAGATTTCCCGAGCATTATTCCAATTACAGTTCGACCAATGAGTAGCTCCCCGTTCAACAGCACTCCTTCTCAATACCCCATTGTCACACATAGGACAACCACTGGTTTGACAATATACTGTTAAATCTGGATTTAACAAACTATTCAATGCTTCTAATAACTCTTTTTGTTCTTGTTGTGTCATGGTCTTCCTACTGATGCTTGTTTTCTCTTTGTTAATGTTGCAAATGCTCCTGAACTGGCGTCCGTTTGATCCTTATACGTGGATTGTGGAAAGTTCTTTAACTCTTCCAAATAGTCCGCGTTCCAGGCGCCTTGTAATATTTTGACATTGCCTACGTTCACTTGAACACTATACGGATCCGCTCTTTGTGCCTTGTCACCGGTAGGGCGGTCTTTGTGTGCCATGTACCCAGACAAGTTCTTTATCGTAGCATCCGCACTCTCTTTACCACCGGAGCCTGGTTCCTGTTCAATCCCTATCCTACACCTACGTCCGTCCGCTTCAGCCGTTTGCCGTATAATTTGTTCACGTTTTTCTGTGGACCACCTTCCCCGTTTAACGTCTAACACAATGAACGATTTGTCTTTTAGCTTGGCCATTTTGACTCCTGCGGTGAATGCCCCATCACCACCCTCAGTAGCCGCCTTATCCCAATAACGCACCAATTCCTGAATTTCGTGAGGCTGAGGAGGATGGAGTACCACACTAACATTATCAACCTTAAACATACCACCCCCAAGAGGAATAGGATCCTGACCAATTTGAGAACCATAAGTGTATTGTCCGTGAAGATTAAAATCATTTAAAGCACGCCAACTCAAACGTACTGGGTCCAACAGTCCCTCTGGTGAGTAGAAGTCAATGAGCTCAGGTGGATTTACTAAACGTGCATAGTTTTTAATCTCCCCGGGCAGACAAATATGTTTGATTTGGTCTTTGCGAATTTTGAGTAAGTACCCTGTAGGGTCGTTTTGATGTAGACGCTGCATTACCATAATAGTTACGGCACTCTCTTTGTCTACTTTACGGCTTGGCAATGTAGTGTTTACCCAGTGGTTTGTTTTCTTTAGCTCACCATCACTTAATGCACCGTTGGGGTCAATTGGGTCGTCCACTATAATCATGTGCGCGTGGAATCCTGTCACTGTACCGTTTACGGAAGTCGAGAAGCGGTTACCACCGTTTATCTTACGTGGGGGCGCTCCTTTATGCACCCACTGGTTTTGTACGAGTTTGAAGTTTGACTTTGTGTCCTTGTCCTCTTTGATCTCTAATTCAGGAAACAGTTTCTTCCATCGCTCGGAACGCACAATGTCACGGCTATATTCAGCGGACTCAAGGGATAGTGTGTGCGTGTAGGACGCGGTTATGAACTTCATCCAGTACCAGTTAACCCAACACCACAGTGGGAAGAACACACTTACCGTGGCCGTTTTTGTTGTGCCCGGTGGTACGTTTATTATCAAGTCGTGCACTTTACGTTCCTTGTTCCCTACGCGCTTGGCAGCCTCTTCCAGTTCATTACAGATATACCGTATGTGCCAGTTGGGTACGAACTTCTCTTGGCTATACTCTTCCCAGAAGTATTGTATGAAGTAGAACAGGTTATTCTTGACCAGGTTCCGGATGGCTGACTTTGGGTCTTGTAACGCTTGTTCTATTATTTCCTCCTGTTGCATTTAATTGTGGTTATTGCCTTGACATCGACTCCTCCTGCTCCCTACACAAACATACCGCCCGGTCCCTTCCGGTTACGGCTCATGTTATTTACCACCCTCGTCGTTACTGTCATCCTGTCCTTCTGCGTCCTGTTCTATTTGCATTTGTTTCCGTGTGATCTCAAACACAACTTCTTGCGCGTCTTTACTTAGTTCTGACACTGGTATGTCTTTGAGTGCCCGGTGCATGTGCTGCACGCTTCCTTTTACGTTGTGGTTAAATTCTACGGTCGCTTGCCACTGGTCCCTCTGGCGCATTTTTAGCCAGTGTATGGCCGCTTTTACATCTGGACTGACGTGCTTCCTGGTTTTCTTTACCATGAGCATTTGATCCATGCTGATTTTTTTGCCCGTGATCGGATCCGTGACCGCCTGGTATTCCTTTTCTACGTAGCTGTACCCCACGGCCCTCCTGTACAGACTTTCCGCTACTTTCATGTCTGCTTCCATCCCTCCCCTCTTTCGGGCCTCACTGAACTCTTCATTGTTCCTCAGCCAAAACTCTACCACCGTTACGTCCACTTTGAAGTATAACGCAATCTGTTTGTTCGTGGCCCCGAGCTTCGCCAGTAACTCCACGTCATATAGTTCCTTTTCCGTAAACGGATGTTCTACTCCTACGACCTTTCTCCGCTCGGTGTACTCCTTGCCCCTTATACCTATCGGTCTGCCCTCGGCCGTTCTTCGCAATGCATTACCTCTTGTCATAGTCAGTTTTTATGCTTCAAAGACTAACGTAAACTTTCTTTTTGATTTTACAAAAGTTCTCACGATTTTCTTATTCCCTAGGTTCCCGTGATGAGGAGGTTGCCACCGTAAACGAAACTTGCAGCATATTGAAAAGGTTCTGTTTTCAGGTAAAAAAATTTTTGTGGCCAACGGACGGGAGGGCGCCCACAAGGGGCGAAGGTCCAAGGCGCTAAACAAGGGGAGGGGGTAGGTTGAAGTAAGGAGTAGTCTCGCCAAAAATATTAAAAATATCTGGTAAAAAACTTGTATGGTAGAGGTGGCCAGTGTAACTTTACTGTATGAAAACTAACAAAATAAACGCAGAAAACGCGCAAGGCGCGGAGGCTGCAAACGCAGTGGCTGAAAAGGCCGAGGTTAAGATGACACAGGCTGGTTTGATGGACGCAGTGCTCGCAGAAGGGGGCACCTGGGCGGAGATGGTCGCAAAGGCGGTGGAGAAGGCAGCTGCCCTACAGGTAGGCGGTAAGTATACGGCAGGCCTACTCAGAGGGCACCTCAAGTATAGGGTGCAAACGCAGAACAAGGCCTGGGCCAAGGCTCTGGTTCAGAGCGAAGAGGGGATAGCCCCAGTCAAGAAATAAAAAAGAAGGGGGGAGTTGAAGACTCCCCTTTTTCATGAAATACGGTAAGAGGTTCAGTAAGCTAACCAGATTCTAACCAATGACTAACCAGTGTTAGTTTGGGTAGTTCCCTTTCAGGTCTCCTGCCAGGGCTAGGGCACCGTCAGCGGTTCATGGTTTGACCCACCCACCAGAAGGTGACACGGCCCTTTGGCAACCTGGACCTTCAGGCCTTCAGAAAATTCAAACCTTCATCACCGTCAAGGGTTCAAGAAGGATCGAGAAGTCGAGAAAACGAATGGAATGTCTTCTCCCTACAATCAAGAAAAGTCAAAGAAGGGCAAGGAAAGGAAAATCACAATCAAGGAACAAGAAGAGTCAATGATACTACACAGAGTCAAGGAAACGCCTTTATGTCGAGAAACCCCTTACCGTATGCCTAAGGGAAATCACTTGAGCCAAGACAAAGGGAGAACACATCTAAGACTACCTTGTTTATCCCTCTCTACCTGTCACACCCATGAATAAGGCTGAATAGCCTTGAGTGTCTAAGAGTGTCACCTTACCTTTTTATCTTACCCCCAATCCACCCTGAAGGTGAACCACTCTACTCGCGACGACGTCAAATTCATTTTCATTTTCGTTTCCAATCCATTTTAAATGGTATGAATATCCACTTGTTATCCAGTAGTGGCCTTAGTACATTTAAGTAACAATTAAAACTAACCAAATTATGCAAAACACAATCAAAAACACAAACAATCCAGCCGTCCTGGCAGGCAAGTTTGTAAACTGGCTTATTGCCACTGCAGGATCAATTTACTGCGTTTATGGAATTTATTGGCTTATTCAACATGGTTACTTCCATTAATATGCCAAACATGGAAAAAGCCATTAACAAGGCCATAGTGGATGTTGTTAATTACTCAACCAGTTTAAATCCAACTAAGGTCCAGACCGATCGGTATGTTCGGGCCCTAAGTTTACTCAACATTGTCCTGCCAACAACGGCTCAAAAAGCCTGGCGTGAAATTAACACACAGTTAGACTCACACCACGTTAGAATGTATCAGTAACAAAACTAGGCCCAGTGACAGGGCCTTTTTTATAATCAGGTCTACGGACCTTCATGCCTAATTTATTCAGGCCAGGGCCACCGTGGGTGAGTCATTTCGTGGCCCTCGGCCCATGGTTGACACCTCCCCTCGGCAACCTGGTCCTCGGGTCGTCTGGGGCGTCAAACGATTCTGCGTCACCAAGATTTCTGCCGTCTGTCCACCTTTGCTCGCCACCTGGATTCCTTTCTCACCAACCTCGGCAGCGACCGAGATCCAGACTCCATTTCACTCCCTTGGGAGAGTCATGATTCTTACTGATGAATACCCTTTATCATGAGTAGAAATGCTCGCCAAGTTTTTTGAGTACCGTCTTCACCGCCCAAGGCGCCCACCTAAAGGTGTCTTTTTGTCAGGGCACCCATACGAAAAACCACTATTCATACCATAAGCACAGTCATAAAACATAAGAATAGAACATATATACGCAATATAGCCAAAAG